CGGCGCTAATAACTTTGCAGGTGCTAATATTAACTCTTCAATTGCTTCTGCATTTACTAACACCAATATTACTGTTGGTACCATTAATGCTATTAGTAAAGTTAGTTATGGTGCAGGATATGCTACACTACCTGGTGTTGAAGTTATTAATCCGCAAGTATCGTCACTTGAAATTACTGGCTTCAATAGTACGTTCAAAGGTAGAGATGCTATCCTTACAATTTCAAGAGTACCAGGTACCATTGTTGATTTAGAAATAAACAAACGTGGTGATGCATATAATATCTATGATGCAGTACAAATTAATAATGTTCCTAATGCAGCTAACACGCTGGTTGAAAGTGCTACAGCATTCCCAGTGATTAGTGGTATTATTACTAGAGATGGTAAGTATACTGACTCTAAGGGTTTCTTGTCAAATTCAGATAAAGTTCAAGACAACTTCTACTATCAAGAATTTAGTTATGTAATTCAGTCTCAGCAATTTGTTAGTGCTTACAGAGGTCTTGTAAATAGACTTCTGAATCCAGCAGGTACAAAACTGTTTGGTGAGTATGATATTGTTTCCGAAGACTTGTTTACAGTACAGGCAGAAGTACCACAACCTCTAACTACAATTATTCTAGATCCAGGTCTTGGAGCTCTTGTTGACTTCCCAACAGTTATATCTGGTAGTGAAACAGTCTACACTAGAGATCAAGATACAGGTGGTGTTGTTCGCGAAGACAATATTATTCTTCGAAGCGACGCTGGATCTGAAACCAACATTATCGATATTGCTAGACCTACAATGCCTGATGGATTTGATGTTGACATCGTTATTGAACCAGTCGCCGACTTGTTTACTGGGGTCGATTCAGAAATTATCAGATTCCGTAAATCAGAAGGTACAATTGGTATTTCTGATGTTGCTACAATTGCTGCTTATCAGGCGGCAACGATTGGGTCACAATCAACCACAGCTGTTGCTGACTTATTGGGCGGTAATAATACTGTACTTGCTACAGGTAATACAGCAACCACGACAATTCTCAGAGTTGGTGAACGTATTATTATCACACCAAGTGATACGCAAGACGATGGCTTGTACTTTGTCACAGCAGTTACTTCAAATACATCGTTCTCTATCAGCCCTGCATACGAGTACAACACACTCGGATTTGGTAACACATTCTACCATGTCGTCGCTGACAGATTCAGCTCTGCTACAGACTTTAGATTTGACGACACAGAGATTACGTTCGATAGTGCAAACTACACAGATGGTGCATCACAGACTGTGACATTGTTCAGTGACGGTAATAAGACTTTTGACCAATCATCGACAAAATTTGATGCCTAAGCTACATAAATAAACATAGAAATTTATCGAGGATACCAATGGCTAAGCAAACAGTTAATAGAGGCGCAACCTCCAACGATGGTACAGGTGATACCTTACGTGACGGTGCGGGTAAAATTAATGACAACTTTAACGAGATCTATGTTGCACTCGGTGATGGATCATCAATTTCCCAGAATACAGCCACACTAGTATCTAATGCACACCTAACAGCAACATATGCAACCAATACTGTAGTAAGAGCAATTGAAACAAGTCTTGTAGCTGTTGATGCGGCTGCTAACACATTAATTCGTGATAGGATGCAGGTAGCCAATACTACTGCATTGGTCAACGATAGGTTACAAGTTGCAAACGCACAAGTATATTTGACTGTAGCTAATGCACAATCATATCTGGAAGTAGCTAACTCTGGCCTTGATGGTATTCTTCAACTTGGAAGTACTACAGCTAGAGATTTAAGTGTAGGTTCAATCACGGCAGCTGGTGATGGTAACTTTGCTGGTAACTTAACTTCTTTTGACTTGCATGCTAACGTAACCGTACTTGCAACCGATACTAATGGTAACTCAACAGTTCTGACAATTGATAACCGCAACACAGTTGGTAATGCTGAAATTCTTATTAGTCAGAATGGTAACAAACGTCTGAAGTTACAGTTTAGTAACCAAGAGTTTGGTATCTTTGCTAACGTAGGTCCAGCTAACAGCAACACGCCAAGCAAGCGCCGCTTTGCTGTTGACTATACCACAGGTAACGTAAAATTTAACGATGAGTACACATTCCCAAATGTTGATGGTGTAGATGGACAAGTGCTTCAAACAAATGGTTCTGGTCTTCTCTCATACACACAACTTAGTGGTTCATATGTGGCCAACACATATCTGCAAGCTCTACTTCAATTGAGCGGCGTACAAATCCAAACATCAGTTGCTAATGCATATTCTGGTGGAGCTAACGTATTCTTCTTTAATACTGCGGGTGGTGAAGGTAATGTTGCTATTTGGAACGATCAGTCTAAACTTAGAACCACATTTAACCTGACTAAAGGTGTATCATATCGATTTGTACAGTCCGATCCATCAAATGCTGGTCATACTATTAGGTTTGGTACAGGTCCAGATGGAACAATTGGCGGTTTTGATGAGTACACTCATGGTATAACAAGAACCGGAACACCAGGTTCTTCTGGTGCCGCTACAACTATTAAAGTTCCAATGGATGCACCTGCATGCTTGTTCTTCTACTCTTCTGGCCAAGCCAGCATGGGTGGAACAAACGATAATAATAAAACACCACTGCTTACTCAAGAAGTAGGCGCATTTACAGATGTAAATGGTGGACGCGACATGACAATGAAAGATGATTTGGTTGTTGATGCGTTCAGCAATACTAGTGAACTTACATTTAACCTTCCTCCATCAGACGAGGGTCTAAATTTAAACCTTGCTAACAATAGCATTACAGTTCGAACTATTGGTAACAATAGTTCGCCATTTGCTAAAATTAATAATAATGGACATAAGATTGAAGGGCAAACAGCCAATGTTCATCTTGCTGGGCATGCACAATATGTATCGCTCGCTTATAAAAATGCTTCCAATGGCTTTATTATCTTGGAACATTCAGCTAACGTATATTTGAGAACAAACAGCACTGACGGTCATAACTCATCCGACCAACTTTAAGGAGTAAACCATGCCAGGCTTGGTAACACGTAATTTTAGGCACTATAATGCCGATCAATTTAAAGAGGCCTTCGATGAAGCGGCCCCTTCCAATATCTATTTGTATATTGGTCGTACCCACTCATGGGACGATGAGTCAAACCCACCAGCTCCTTTAGATAATGTTCAGCATACAAAGTTTGAAGTTTATCGTAATTTGATTGCTGCTAAGAGGGTCACTACAGGGGATGTGCGTTATGCTATTCCAAGAAACGATTGGACTTCTGGTACAAAATATCATGAGTATCAAAACAAAGATGGTGATCTGTATGCTAACACCTATTATGTGTTTACAGAAGATTTTAATGTTTACAAATGTTTGTTTAATGCAAATAACTCCACCTCAACAGTTAAACCTACAGGTACGTCAACATCAACGTTGACTACTGCAGATGGTTACAAATGGAAGTTTATGTATAATGTCAGCGCTGCTGATGCATTGAAGTTTGTAACTACCAACTATATTCCAGTTAAGACAATTGAATCAGATGATGGTTCCGCTCAGTTTGCTGTTCAGTCAGCTGCCTCAAACGGATCTGTCGATGTTATTGATGTAACATTTGGTGGTTCAGGTTATATTAACACAACAAGTACTTTTGCTTCTGTAACTAACTCAACGGTTATGGCTTTGGATAGCGTTAACAGCTCTGGTGTTGATAACTTGTATAACGGATCAAACATCTACATTGTATCGGGTACTGGTTCAGGTCAGCTTCGTAATATCATTGACTACGTAGGTACATCACGTACAATTACAACAAACGGTGCATTTTCAGTTACACCTACAACTGGCTCCACCTATTATATTTCACCTAGAGTACTTGTTAAAGGTGATGGATCAACTGTAGCTCTTGCATATGCAAACGTAAATAGCTCTGGTAATGTAGAAACAATTACAGTGATTAATAAAGGTGCTAACTACTCATTTGCTTCTATGGACATTTCAGCTAATAGTGGTTCTGGTGCTACTGCTGCGGCATATATGGCCCCATTTGGTGGTCATGGTTCTGACGCTACAAGAGAGCTTGCAGGTCACAACATTATTATTAACACAAGACTAACAGTTGATGATACTACCTTCCCAGCAAATGTTGACTTCCGTCAACTTGGACTACTTCGCGATCCATTAGCAGCTGCTAACGGTACGGTAACTTCCGCAGGTTCGCTGAACTTTATGACTCGATTAAACCTTACTAACGTGTCAGGTGAATACACAGATGATGAGTTTGTGACCGGTGGAACCTCTTCTGCTTCAGGTAGAGTTATTTCATTTGCTAATACAAATGCAGATTCATCACAAGGTGTTTTGTCCCTTGTAGGTACATCCGGAACCTTCCAAAATCCAGAAACAATTACTGGTAACAACAGTTCTGTAACTGCAACCATTTCTGGTATTACGAATAATGACATCGTCCAATTCTCAGGAGACATGCTTTACATGGAGAACAGAGGTCCTATTGCAAGGGCTGATGACCAAATTGAAGACATTAAACTCGTAATCCGCTTCTAAGGAATTAAATAATGGCAATCGACTTAAATACAAGTCCCTATTACGATGACTTCGATGAGGCCAAAAAGTTTTATCGAATTCTATATCGTCCAGCTGTCTCAGTGCAAGCTCGTGAGCTTACACAAATGCAAACTATCTTACAGAACCAGGTCTCTAAGTTTGGCGATCATGTGTTTAAAGATGGTTCAATGGTTATACCAGGTGAAGTCAATGTAAACCCTGGCGTATCATTTATGAAGTTGGAAAACATTCAAGATGGTACAGACGTTAAATCATATCTAAAACAGTTTGTTGATACAATTATTACTGGCGGAACAACTGGTATCCAAGCCAGAGTATTGGATACCTCAGAATGTGATTGTGTCGATGATAGTACTATTGCTACACTTTACTTTGTTTATGAAGGTAGTGGTACAGACGATACAACTAACAAGTTTGCAGCTGGTGAGGTTATTACAGCTAAGAAGGTAGATAATACAACATCTGCTAATGAAAAATTAACTACCCCACTTGCATCAGATATTTCAGTAACTATTAGAACCAACGCCGATGATGGTGGATTGGCTACATCGTATACCAATACACCTTTGACAGATGTTGTAGGTAATGGTTTGCTTGTTGAAGTTAAAGAAGGTATCTACTATATTGATGGTCGTTTTGTAAAGAACGAAGAACTACACTATTATGCTGGCCGCTTCCAAGACAATCCTTCGGTAAACGTTGGCTTTACTGTTACAGAGACTGTGGTTAAACCAGAAGAAGATTCTTCTTTGAACGATAATGCACGTGGCACTCCAAACTATGCTGCGCCTGGTGCTCATCGTCTCAAAGTAGATATGACATTAGGTAAAAATCCTGCAGATGTAACGAAAAAATTTGTCAAACTAGTTTCGCTAAAACGTGGACAAGTAAACAGTGTAGTCAAACAAACAGATTATGCAGAATTAGAGAAAACACTTGCACGTCGTACATATGATGAATCAGGCGACTATGAAGTAAACAAATTCAAGTTAGCTTCTCGTGAGCATAAGGACGATGGTACAAATGATGGTATCTATCCAACATTAGTTGGTGCTGCTGTAGATGGTTTAAAATATGGTGATGCAACTAAGTTTGCTGTCTCTGTTGATCCAGGTAAAGCATATGTTCGCGGCTTTGAAGTTGAGAACACATCTGTAAGATACATTGACGTTCCGCGCGCTAGAGAAGATTCTACTGGTGCCGAGAATGGTCATGTTGTTAGGTTAGCTGAACAACCAGTAGGTACACCTACCGGTAACTATGTTATTGTCAATGATGCAACACATCTACCAAACTTTGAAGCGTTTGAAGAAGTTCATTTGTGCGATGTTAAAATTTCCTCTGATGGAACATCTCCAGCGGTAGCAAACCAAGTTGGTTCTGCTAGAGTTAGAATGTACCAGGTCCATAGTGGTAGTCATAGTGGTGGAACTGCTACTGAATTTAAACTTGGTCTGTTTGATATTCAAATGGATTCAGGTAAAACATTTGAGAAAGATGTTCGTTCAGTAGCTACTACAGCTGGCGGTTCTTCAGAGTTTACATCTGATATAGTTCAAACAGTAGATACATCTATTACTGTTGGTCTTGTTACTACAACTTCTGATCCAACAGTAACTGGTAAAGGTACTAATTTCGTTGATGCGTTCCGTGCTGGCGATGCCATGTATGTTGATGGCACCTTCGTAGGTATTGTAAGTAGTGTAACTAACTCCACAGCTCTTGAGTTGACAGCTAATGCTGCTTCTAACATTACAGATGGTCGTCCTGGTGTTGGTAGGTCTGAAATCTTCGAAGCTGAATATGTCTCGTTATTATATCCTGTTGGATACAATATGGTTAAGACACTTCGTGGTATCGATGGATCAGGAAATGATACTGTAGAAACAGCTGACTTTACAACAAGAAGAATTATTACTGAAAACGCTGGTAGTAGTGGTTGGACACATACACTTACAGCTACCAACGAAACTTTTGTGTCAGATCAGATAGTTGCTAATTATACCCTGATTGATAATAGTACTAATGTACATGTTGACATCACAGCTTCAGATATTACATTTGATAACGATGCCAACAGAAAGATTATTACGATTGACAATGATATGTCAACACTAACTAATGGTCGTTCTTATTCACTCATTTGTTCTGTCCGACAAACTGGCACAGATGCTGGTGAGAAAACCAAGACCTTAGTAAATGACACAACCCAAACGGTAACTACTAAGAAAAATGTTACAGCTCGCTCCATTACACTTACACATGCAGATATCTACAAGCTAGAGAGTGTTAAGATGACTCCTGGTGATTTTGCAACATATAATGATTCAAATGCCGTAGATATTACTGATAGATATACTCTTGATAATGGACAAAGATCTACTCATTATCAAGCTGGTAAGATTATATTAAAGCCAGGTGCACAGACACCTACCGGTGCTATTCGAATCACATATGATTACTACTCATATAGTGGTGATGGTAACTACTTCAGTGTTAACTCCTATAGTCAAGACTTAGAGGATATTCTGAGTTTCAAAACTACTGTTGATGGTCAGACAACTACAATTCCATTACATGACTGTATCGACTTCCGTCCAGTTATTTCAGGCTCAAATGCTTTCGATCATGAGATTCCAGCATTAGGTTCAGACTTTAGTACTGACCTTGCATACTATGTTGGTCGTATTGATAAGATTGCTCTAGACAGTACTGGCACCTTTAATGTTGTAGCTGGTACACCTGCTGTTGAACCACAACAACCTAAAGACCCTAATGATCAAATGGTTCTTGCTACATTGTTTGTTCCTCCATACACAAAAGTAGCTAAGGATGTAAAAATTGACCAAAGATCCAACCGTAGATATACTATGAAGGATATTGGGTCATTGGATAGACGTGTTCGGGCCTTGGAATATTATGTTGTTCTAAATCTGCTTGAGCAGGATACTTCTAGAATTGCAATTAAAGATACGAACACCGGTCTAGATAGATTTAAGAATGGCTTTATTGTTGATGCATTCACAGGTCATGGTATTGGTGATCCAAAACAAACTGACTATCGTGTATCTGTAGATAGAGTTGAACAAACTCTACGTCCAATGCATTTTACAGAAGCTGTTAACATTGTTGAGACGCTTAGCACTGGTGCTTCTCGTTCAAGCCAATCAAATACCTATACTAAAACTGGTGACCTTATTACGTTACCATATAATCAATCTACGTACATTGAGAATTCTCAAGCTACAAGATCCATTGATGTAAACCCATATAAACTGGCAGCCTTTAAAGGTGAGATTCAAATTATTCCGGATGCTGACTTATGGAAGGACGTTGATAGACGACCTGATCTGGTAAAGATTGATGACAACAACTTCGATGCTATTAAGTTTATAGCCGAACAAGCTGGTATTACTGGTACAGAATGGAACGAATGGGAAACTAACTGGACAGGTAGAACAACACAAAACCTCGGCGGTTTTAATACGACCAGTACTAGTTTA